TCATCAGGAACTTCTGGTTCTTCGGGAACAAGAGGTACTTCTGGATCATCAGGTTCTTCTGGATCATCAGGTTCTTCAGGATCATCAGGTTCTTCTGGATCATCCGGTTCTTCCGGATCGTCCGGTTCTTCTGGTTCTTCTGGATCATCAGGATCTTCGGGAACATCTGGTTCTTCTGGATCGTCAGGTTCTTCTGGATCTTCTGGATCATCTGGTTCTTCTGGATCATCCGGTTCTTCTGGATCTTCTGGATCATCTGGTTCTTCCGGATCATCAGGTTCTTCTGGTTCTTCCGGATCATCAGGAACTTCTGGTTCTTCGGGAACAAGAGGTACTTCTGGATCATCAGGTTCTTCTGGATCATCAGGTTCTTCAGGATCATCAGGTTCTTCTGGATCATCCGGTTCTTCTGGATCGTCCGGTTCTTCTGGTTCTTCTGGATCATCAGGATCTTCGGGAACATCTGGTTCTGTCACCTTATCTGGAACAACTGACAATGGTGTTTTAACCCTAAATGGTTCTTCTCCTAATGTATCTGTTGAATCGAATATAACTTTTTCTTCCCCGACTTTAAATCTTCTTGGAACCCCAACAAATGCTTTAGGTGGCGGTCAAATTCATCTTTCAAATACAACATCAAATAGAATAGAGTTTTCTCCTTATCCTAATGCATCGGCGGGGAATGCTGGTCCTACTCCCACTAATGTTTCCACCGGAGAAAAGATAACATTGTGGTCTGGTATTAATGCTTCTAATGTAAACTACGCCTTTGGTACATATCCCCTCACTGGAAGACTTTGGTATTCTGTTCCACAGGCAACCTCTTCTTTTGTTCATGCTTTCTACGGGGGAACAACAGAATTATTTAGGATTCAAGGAAATGGACAAATTCAATTAACGGCAGGAAGTGTTTCATTGCCTTCTATCTCTGCTGGTTTAGCAAATTCTTCAGACACCAACACCGGAATTTACTTTCCGGCTGCCGACACAATTGGATTTGTTGAAGGTGGCGTAGAAGCGATGAGGATAGATTCTAATGGAAGAATTAATCTTCTGGCAGGGTCTGCTGCTAATCCGATCTTAAACGCTGGTCTAAATTCTACAGACACCAACACCGGAATTTACTTTCCCTCAGCCGACAATATGGGTCTTGTGGCTGGTGGTACCGAGACTCTCAGATTGAATACAACGACCAACGCCAATATCCAGTTGGTTGCAGGATCTGCCACCGCACCAGTTCTTAACGCTGGTTTAAATTCTTCAGACACCAACACCGGAATTTACTTTCCGGCAGCTGATTCGATTGGATTTTCAACAAATGGTACCAGTAGAGGTATTATTAATAACACAGGTTATGGAATTCAAACGTCACCAAGTGCATGGGTACATATATCATCAACACCATCATCCTCTAAATGGATAAGATTTGATGCCACGCGATATAGTAATACACCGCCCGTAAATCAGGTAGTTCCGCCAGAATATGCTATAGGTAGTGATGGTAGCGCTGAAATGTATCTCAAAGAACCAGATGTTTGGATGGAAGTTATACTTGATTCAGCTGGTAAAGGTGGTGCTGTAGTTTTAATCCCTTGTTACAGGCCAGGTTAATTTATGATAACTGATCCTCAAATAATTCAAAAAATCAAAAATAGCGGAGCTATGGTTATAACAGTTGACTTAGAAGATTTTAAAAAGAAAATAAAGGGATATCACCACCTAGGTGAAAATTACACATTGCCTGAAAATGTCTTTGTGTCAAAAGAAAAAATTTCACAATTAAGATCAGAACCTCCTCCACAAATAAATGTACCAACAAAAATAGAAATTAAGATATCAGAAGGAAAGGGAATGGGAGTTTTTGCAACTCAAAAAATTTCAAAGGGAGAAATAATTGAAACTTGCTATCTATTAAAAATACCAAAAGAAGGTGATCTTCTCACTGATTATAGATATCTTTATCCAAAAAGAACACTCTCCGAGTATGTTATTCCACTTGGATATGGATGTATTTATAATCATTCCAATTCACCAAATGCTGATTGGATAGACCATCCCGAATATAAAGCTTTCAATTTCTTTGCTTTGGAAGATATAGAAATAGGAAAAGAGATATGTATTTATTACGGGGGTGAAGATTATTGGAATTCGAGAGAAAAGAAAAACATAATATAAAAAAATATAAAAATATGGCAATTCAAGTTACAGGACTTTTTAAAAGTCCAACATCGCTTCTCATTCACGAGTCTCCTTTGTTGAAAATAAATGCACATCTTTCTTATAAAGGAGATTTAATGGTGGATCTTTTTGTTACCTCATCTGATGGAATTTGTAGGGATACAGTGGTTTACCCCGATTTAAACAGAGAGACATTAACTTTCGACGTCAATATTTCTGATCCTTATGATCGGTTGATAAACGGATTGGAAACTTTTCTTATAACGGAACTACAATCTTCAAATTCTATCAACTCCACTTCTACTTTCAGCAGGGTATGAATACAACAGATTCCACACAGCAAACAATTACCTCCGAAGAATTAAATAAAATTCAGGATTTGAAATCCACCGGTGAAAAATTTATAATTGAGTTTGGATCTTTGGAATTGGAGATGTTGGTTCTATCTCAAAGAAAAAAAGATTTAGAGGATAAATTCATGAAATTCAAAATCGAGGAAAAGAACTTCATGGGAATGATGGATTACAAGTACGGAAACGTTAATTTGGATATAGAAACAGGAATTCTCACTCCTAGAAATTAAAGACATCAATTTTAATTCAGGAGTTCACGGTAAACTTCTGCCATTTTTTCTCCAGCCGAAAACCATGTATATTTCTGGCATGTTTTTCTTCCCTGCTCTCTGAAATAATCTTTTCTTTCTTCCGACAAATTCAAGAATTCTAAAAATCCTTGTTCGATCCCTTCTACCGTGGGATCAACAAAAATAGAATTTTCTGAATTAACGAAATCTGATAACCCGTCTCTTCTGGAAGAAAGTAAAACGCAATTAGAGGCCATCGCCTCCAAGGCAACCAGTCCAAATGGTTCGTGAACAGATGGCATAATAACTCCATCGGCATCGTTCAAGACATGAATTTTTTCTGAACCGTGTTTTGGACCCAAATAAAACATGTTCTTTTTTCCCTCCTGAAGTTTTTGATCCAAAAGTTTATTGCACAATAAATCTCCCCCATCGGGAGAACCAATGATCCAAAGTTCAATGCCGTCTGGGATATTGGCTTCCAATAATTTATCCACTCCCTTCATCTCGCAAAACCGTCCGATATAAACAATTTTATTTTTTTTCTTTTTGGGATTTGGGTTGTTTGATTTCCATTTTTTAAGGTCAATTCCATTTGGGACCAAGGACATCTTGGACGAAAATTCTGGAAATATATCGAGATAAAATTTAGATATGGTGATAATTCGATCGGACCATCTCAAAAATCCAGTTTCCATTTCCAATAAAGTTTCTTGAATTGTTTTCCCGTCTTTTGTTGTTGGATCAAGGGCAATATTCAAATTCCTATGGATCTGCCCTCTTATTGCCAAATTTAAAGAGCACACCAAAGGAACATTGAAGTGATTAGACAAATGTCCACCGGGCATGTATACCGGCCAGTCGTACGCGTGCACCAAATCTGGTTTTGGCATACCCAATGATGTGACAAAGAAATTAATTTGATGTGCCAAATTGAAAACCAAAGGGTTTATATTTCCACCGTTTGTTGGAACAAAACTCGGAAAAATTTGTTTGGTATTTGGAAATTCAAAACCAGAAGAAAGATGGGGAAAGCAAATGGTGTGTAATTCAAATTCGGAACTCAATTCATCGTGTAAGGCTAAATATTGATAGCCTAATCCTCCCATAGGTTTTTCCAATCTATCTGGAATTAAACTTAAAATTCTTTTTTTCATTCTTCCATTTGAACTTTTATGAATTTGAAAAATAAAAATTTCAAAAGAGGGATGAAATAATTACCCAATTTCAAAATAAAAGAATTTGCTATGGAAAATCAAATTAAATTAAGTTCAGAAGAACTAGAAAAGGTTCAATCTCTAAGAAACGAGGCTCGTGAAAACGTTGACAAAATAGGTCGCATGAACATCCAACATCATTTTCTGACCGAGGAAATCAGATTTGTTGAAGAACAACTTCAGTCTTTATATGGAGAAACGTCGGATATCAAAAAAAGAGAACAAGAATTGGTGAACAATATTGTATCTAAATACGGTGAAGGGCAATTGGATTTCAACACCGGAATTTATTCCCAAAACCAAGATGAAAAGCCCAACTGATACCCTGCGAAGAACAAAATATCACCTTCATAGAATTTTAAGTTCTGTTGAAAATTCTATCCTCGAAGAATCTGGAAATAAACCCAGAATTCTTTTTGTTGCTCCGCACCTTTCAACTGGGGGGATGCCTCAGTATCTTTATAAGTGCATCGAGAAACTTTTGCCAGAAGGAGAAATCTATTGTGTAGAATACAATAACCTATCGGACGAATTTGTAGTTCAAAGACAAAGAATACAAAATTTATTGGGGGAAAATTATTTTAGAATAGACACAGAAGACAAAAGTGAATTTCTAGAAATTGTGGAAAGGGTTTGCCCAGACGTCATCCACTTCCAAGACTTTGTGGAATTCTTCGTTGGTGATGATATTTGTCGAAAAATATTCTCCCCAGACAGACCTTGGTTTATTTTTGAAACGTGTCACTCTTCAAATGTTAAAATTTTGGACAAATTCTGGGCTCCTGATAAATTGGTGATGGTAAATAAATGGATGACCGAAGTTTTTAAAAGTTCTGGTTTCGAATTGGATATCTTGGAATATCCCATAGAAGATTTTATCGGGATTGGAAAAGAAAGTGCCAGGGAACAACTTGGTTTAGACCCAAACAAAAAACATGTTATTAACATCGGTCTTTTCACCCCAGGTAAAAATCAAGGGGAACTCATGGAATACGCCAGACTACTAGAAAATGAACAAATAGAATTTCATTTCATTGGTAATTTGGCGGGTAACTTTCAAGAATATTGGGAGCCTCTGATGAAGAATGTTCCAAGAAATTGCAGAATTTGGGGGGAAAGACACGATACTGACCTATTTTATGAAGCATCCGATTTGTTTGTTTTCTCCTCGATTTGGGAATTGAACCCGATTGTTATAAAGGAATCTCTTTCTTGGAATTTACCCATACTAATGAGGAGATTGCCTTCTTACATGGACGACTACGACGAAACCCCCTTAGTTCATTTTTATTCAAACCAAGAGCCTGTGACTGATCATGAATACAATGTTGAACTAATTCGAAAAATTTTGAATTTACCATCATGAAAAAAAGTGGGATAGAAATTTACAGAAATATCAACAAAAATAAAAACGTACACGTTCCTGAACAAATCCAATTTCAATTTTCTTATGATTATTCTCCAAAAATAGATTTGAAGGGAAATGATCCAAAGAGTGAAAGAAATATAAAATTCATTGATCCAACCACTTCGGAGTGTGTCCACGAAAGTACTTTGAAGCCTGGTCATTTTACCTCCCTTTTTCGAAGATGGTTTACCCCCTGGTTAGTGGAAGGTTATGATCGTGAAAATAAGGTTTGGTCTTTAGATTTCGAGTCTACTTTGTTTGGGGGAAAAATTTTGATATCAATAGATTCTTCTTCATTAGGAGACACAATTGCATGGTTACCTGTGATTGATCAACTAAGAAAAAAATACAAGGCACAATTAATCGTTACAACATTTTGGAATGAAATTATGTCACACTTTTTCCCCCAAATTAAATTTTCACCCCCTGGATTTAGGGATCCAGCTGCCAATGTGGTGTTTGGGGTAGGATGGTATGAAGAAGACGATAGGAACATACACCGGCGTGATCCGAGATCAATTTCTTTGCAACAAGTTGCAGGTGACTTAATTGGTGTCGAAGTAAATTCGGATATTTTACCTTCTCAAATTCCGGGATGGCTGGAGACAACTAAATCGAGGTTTGAAGGAAAATATGTTTGTATTGCCACCGAGTCCACGGCAAATGCAAAACATTGGCACTATCCAGGAGGTTGGCAAACTTTGGTTGATCATCTCGAATCAATTGGATATGAAGTGGTGGTGATTCACAGCCAACAAAATACTTTGGATGGAGTTGTTGATAAAACCGGAACTATAGACATGACCGACCGAATGATAGATTTATATCATGCAGATTTTTTCGTCGGTATTGGATCCGGTTTATCTTGGCTGGCTTGGGCTTTGAGAAAACCAGTGGTAATGATTTCTGGATTTTCTTCTCCCCATTGTGAATTTTCTCATTTGAATTATAGAGTAATTAATTTCGATGTGTGCCATGGGTGTTTCAACGACGTTAGACACAAATTCGATCGTGGAGATTGGAATTGGTGTCCTAGACTCAAGAACACAGAAAGAATGTTTGAGTGTACAACACAAATCACCCCCGATATGGTAATTTCAAAAATCCAAAATTTAATGTCCGAACAGAAATTGTAACCTCTGTTAGATATTTGGTGATATATACAAGAAAAGCCCTCCTTTTCGAAGTAATCGCCTTACATGTCAGCCATTCCCCCTAACAAAGCTATCTTTACTGGACTTCCCGTATATAATGGGAATGGTCAACAGAGAAATTTATCGGATCCTAGATATAGATATCAGGACGATTTACCTAATACTGCCAAGGTTCAAGAGACAAGCACGGATAATCTTTACGGAACAACCGGTGCTGCTTTGGCCAGAGCAATTCAAATAGGTTGCAATGGTTATCATACGGTTTTGGCTTCAAACGGAACGTATTATTATGCTCCTTGTCAATCGCAGGAATGGCTAATTGAAAGGTTGACCCAGTTAGACTCTGCCCTGAATTTTACCTATATAGGAAACTACAGAGTTCTAAGTTATGATCAACCTTTTTATTATGTTAGTTCTTTCAATGGATGGATTATTGATTCAGCTTCATCTTTAGAGGGATATAGTGTGAATTTAAATTCCGTATCGAACGCAAATGTCTCCAATGGTATTGCAATTGATTTTAGATATTCCGTCGATGGTGAAACTTGGTCTCTTTGGGTAAATATGGGGTTTGCAACAACGGGATTACAAAATTCTTATGAGTCAGGTGAAGGAGCAGAAGTGTTTACGATACAATTGGATCCAAGCAAGCCATTTTACCCCGAGTTTAGATTCACGTCCGTTGTCGTAAATCCGGACGGGAGTATAGCCTATCAATCAGAAGAACCAATCAGTCCAAATGTAGTCATTGTTAATTTCGATTTGAATTTAACTTATGATGCTAATGTGCCGACTGGCCCTGATAATTTAGTTATTAGAAACCCAGTTCCTCAATGTTCTCCTGAACAATCAAATCGCCCTGTGGTATTTAACGAGTGTGGACCTTTCACATTCAATCCTTATAACATCAATAAGGCAATCAATCTTTACAAGGATCTAAGTTTGATTGTCAACAAAATGTTTGGATTTGAAACCAATTACTATTCTGTTCAACCTCAGTCCAGATCAAAAGACGTGGTACTCAAAGAATGGACTTTGTATGACGTGGTGGAAGAAAGATGCGTTAAAGTGCTGGTTCCGCAAAACCAATTTCCTGACAATAAACCCAACTATGACCCGTTTGGCATTTCTTTCGAAGAGCCATTCGAAATACACATTGACAAGGTATATTTTGAAAGTCTTTTTGGTCGTGGTTCACAACCCCGTAAAAGGGATATCCTTTATTTTCCTCTCACCAATAGAATTTATGAAATCAATTCTACCTATTTGTTCAGAGACTTCATGTATTCCCCGATTTATTTCAAAATTGAATTGAAAAAATATAATCCGAAATCTAACACTTACTTCAGAGATCCTGCCTACAAAGAAGAACTAGACGGAATAGCTTTAAATTCTCAAAAATTGTTTGGTGCGGAAACCGAGGCTCAGGAGGAATTAATCACCAAACCCCAGCAATACGAAACGACCACGATCGACCGAGGGAACGACCCCACCCGATCGTACGTGTACGAAAAACTTCCCATTGTAAGTTACGATTTGAACAACAACTGGACTATTGTGTTTAACAATTATTATGATTTATATGATGCTTTCCAATCTAATCCAGAATTTGTATTTGAACCGAATAAATATAGAAATGGGGTGAGATATTTAACTACCCCTAAATTAGATTCTGATGGAGAAATAGCTTTTACATGCTGGTTTTCAATTAAAAATTATGTAAACGAAAATTCTCTAACTAAAAAACCTTATCCCCCTGTCCCGATGGCTCAGGAAACGGTAACCCCAACAAGAATTGTTTACAACACTACTCCTTATAAACATGGACTTTCTCCGTGGCTTGGCTATGCTGAAAATCCAGATGGATATGTTGCAATAAAATCAGATTTAAATCACTCCGGTGGATTTCAGGTGGCTTCTGTGATTGACCAATTCAAATTTTCCGTCGTCAATCCTAATTTACCTTTTTCATTAGATACCCCTACCCTTAAGATGCAAAAAGCACAGGCTAGAAATTTGATTGCAGGAGATTATTTGGACCCAAATGATGGACCACAAGGTCTTAGAGTAGATTTAATTTATTCTGGTTCACAAGAATACAACAACACGAATTTTCTTCAGGAGGGCAGCATTCAAATAAATTTGAATGATTTTGTTTTCAATTCGAAGCTACAATTCATACCAGAAATAGGGGAATGGTATGGATTGGTTGTAAATATTTCTAATAAATATCACCAGATGGGTGTCAATATGTGGAAGATGAGTTACGATGTGAATAACCCACAGGAACAATCTTCTAATCTAATCCCGGTCCATGAAGATTTTAGAACTTTGTCCCAAACATATACTTTCGACTTACCTAAAGATATTGTTACTAATCCAGCCAACCCCCTATATGGAACAGACAACAATGCCTATAGGATATATACTTCGCCCGTTTTGCTTTCCAATATTCGAATTTTCAAATCGATGATAGATATAAACAAACAATCGATTGTGTTGAACCAAAACATCGTGAGGGATGCACAACTGGCTCACATAATCGACAACGCCAAACCAACTTTGGCAATTCCTAAAATTCCCAGAAAGGGTTAAAAAAATGAGTTATGCCAAGACGTAAACCAAAGCCAGAGAAGGTTGTCCAGGAGAGAATCAAGGCAAATTTAGATTCCATTCTAATGGAAGAAAATTTGGAAATTGAATCGTTGACTGTAGACAACCTTCCCCGTATGAAAACTACAGAGGTTATGGATTTTCAGGTTCAAATCCAGTCTACCGGTACAGACTCTAGGGATCTGCTAGAGTCATTGGTTAAATTTTATGTGGATCAAAATCTAATTGATGAATCAGAATTCCTTGAATACAAGAAGAAAATAGATGCCATGAACGTTGGATCGATGATGCTTCAAATAAAAACTGCACAACACGCCATCACAAAATTGGTAGAAGAAATTGATTTAGGAAGTGCTTCTGCTCGAATGTTCGAGGTTCTTGCACAATTACAGGGACAAATTATGCAAATGTCCAAGGATCACCAGACCTATCTCGAAAAGACGGAAGCCAGCTACAAGAATATAAGAAAAGAATTGGAGATGAAAGCTTCATCGGGTTATGTTCCCATGCAACAAAATCAAGGTTCGGATACTTCTTTTTCTCCCAGTCCCCCTCCACCTGCCCAAGGAATAAACTCTGCATTGAAGGTTAGAGGAACTAAAAGTCTAATGGAAGGACTCAGAGACATTTTGGGTGCTGAAATTCAGGATGTGAAAGTCGAAGAAGTGAATGAAAATGCGGTGGTTAATGCCAGACAAAAAGCAAGTCAAGATGCCTCTAAAAATATAAGTCCCGAAAGCGAAGGAACTTTCGAAATCGACGATGATTTATTCCAATGAGCAAACATGAAGATGACCCCCTAGATTCCAATTATTGGTCTACCAAAAGGGTAGACGACCTTATGAGGAAGGTTGAGGATGAAGGTTTAGATTACAAATCTGTTGATAATCCATTTCACGAAGGTGACCCTTCTTTAAAAAGATCAAATTTGCTTTGGGAGTATACACCAGAGGAATTACAAGAAATGCAAAAATGTGCCTTAGATGTGGTACACTTTGCCCAGTACTGTCAGGTTATGACCGATGATGGTCTCCAATACATCACATTACGAGATTACCAAGAATCTGTATTGAGAGAATATCAAAATAATCGTTTTAATATTTTTCTTGCACCCCGTCAAGTTGGAAAATCCATCACTTCATCAATTATTTTGGTGTGGTATTTGCTTTTCAATCACGATAAAAACGCAATGATTTTGGCTAACGTTGGATCAACTGCCGAAGAACTCATGGATAAAATCAAGGCTATTGTGAAAGGTTTGCCTTGGTTTTTGAAGCCAGGTATGATTGTGAACAACGTTATGTCCATGAAATTCGATAACGGATGTAGGGCTATAGCCAAAACCACAACGAAAACAACCGCGATTGGTTTTACAATTCACTTTTTGTACATGGATGAGTTTGCACACATTCATCCGAATTTTATTGAGTCTTTCTTCCGCTCTTCTTATCCCACTGTTTCATCATCTAAGGTCTCGAGGATTATCATTACTTCTACCCCAAATGGAATGAATAAATTTTATGACATTTATCAAGGAGCACTGACAGGAGAAAATTCATTCAATCCTGTTCGAGTTGATTGGTGGCAAGTTCCAGGTAGAGACGAAGAATGGAAAAAACAGGAAATCGCCAATCTTGGCAGCGAAGAGCTTTTCAATCAGGAATACGGAAACCAATTTCTAAGTTCAACCTCCTTGTTGCTCGGATCGAATGAGCTGAAGAAAATAAAATCAAATGAATCTGAATATGAGTGGAGAGAAATAGATGTTCTAAGTGATCTAGGAATTTTCTATGAAAATTTTAGATGGCATCCAAAATTTTCTTTAGATTCGGCATCTTTAGATGATAAAAATTTTGTTTTATCTGTCGATCTTGCAGGAGGGGGCAGAGGAGATTTTACGGTTATCAATATTTTTAGAGTTGTTCCTTTACCCAAAAAATTAATTGAAAGCATAGATGATTTCAAGGACGAAGGTGATTTTTTTAGTTTACTCCAGGTTGGGGTTTTCAGAGACAATGGTATTCAAATTGAAGATATTAAAAAAATGATTGAGGCCTTGATTTTAAATATATTCAATAAAGAAAGATTGACTGTTTTACTCGAAATGAATTTTAGAGGGGAGCTCCTATTAGACAAATTGATTTCCAACGATGAGATTTCTCTGGATATGTTTTTACACACCAAACACACGGAGTCTGCACGAACTGCAAAACCTGGCATCAAGTACAACGAAAAAAACAAAATGAAGTACTGTGAAATGTTGAGGGCATCGTTCAGACAAAACAGAGTCATTATCAACGAAAAAGCATGGACAATTCCAGAAATTTTTTCTTTTGGATTAAACAATAGCGGAACATATTCATCACAATCTGGACACGACGATGTCGCCATGACTTTGGTGAATTTGTCTGCACTTTTTGAAACAACAGCTTTCTACGATTTGATTGGGGATCTCTACGATCGAATGGACGAGGACTATAGAAAATTGATTGAAACCAAATTAAATGACAAGGAAACCGACGGAAAAACTAAAGAAGGAAGCTTCTATGATTCATTTAGCAAGCTAATGTCATAATTGATTAAAGATATATAGGATGGAACCCTAGTAATATCCTCATTTGTGGTAATTCATTTTGATATATACTAGGAAAAAATATCTTTAAAACGATAATGGCTAAGAAAATCAAACTCGATTTATCACAATTCAAAGCTTCCGGCGTTTATACGTTGGAATTTGATGCCTCTGAAAACATCATTCTAACCTCCCAAACAATTCGTCTGGTGGTTGGTTTTTCGAATAAGGGTCCTTTCAATGCTCCGGTTTATATCCCAGACGTCACAACTGCAGTTGCAATTTTTGGTGACATTGATAAAAATCTAGAATCACAGGGATCGTATTTTCAGAGATCAATTTTAACCTGTCTTTCAACAGGACCAGTTTTTGCCTTGAATTTGCTTCGACTCAACAACGATGTTGATTCACCAACTGCAGACAAAGTAGACTATTTTGGTTTCTCTGTTGCTACCGATGAGCCCAATGGAGTTCTAACTTCCCGTTTGTACTCGTCTTTTTACAACAAAGAAAGATTTTGGTTTGCCGATGTCGATTATTTTCTCGCCACAATGTCTGTGGTGGATCAGGGAAGAATTTTCAATTTGGTGAATTTAGGACAACAGTCTATGTCTGTCATTGTTAGAAAATCCACTGATGCTACACCCCCTCTTCAGGGATACGACGTATTCGCGATTGATTGGTATGGTGCAAATAATGTACCCAGTTATGTACACCCATATGACTACATTTCCGATTGGTTTATTGATATTATTGCGGTTTCGGGGGATTGGACGGATTACCAGGCTCTATCTAAAGATCCAGAATGGTCTGCTTTCTTCACCCCAAATGGATTCATAAAAAGTCAAATCAATAATTTTCTGAGCCAACAAAACGTGAACATCGTCACCCAAATAACTGGGTGTTTGATTGTTGATTTTGTCGATCTAAACGGTAACAATCAATTCATTGAAACTCTGGTTAACAACAACACTCCTTCCTCTGGACTATTTTGTGCAGTAGATGCAGAAGGATTGGAATATCTATGCCAGAATAGATTCAAAGTAGATTTGGTCGGTAACTTTTTGATCGATGAGCTCACTTCAGATAGAGACCTTCAAGATCCTACTTTGAATTTTTTAAGTTACGATCAACAGTTGATTCAGGATTATCTTTATACGCAAAATTCGATCGGAATAACTGGAGCATCGGGGGTAACGGGAGGAACAGCGGGTGTTGATTATAACCAATTAAATGTTGGAACTTTGTTCAATCTAGGCGGTCCGACCGGACCCACTGCTGGAGTTCCCGCATCCGCATTGGAACCCTATAACCCAAGTTTAACATTTGGTGGTCTTCATTATCTCCGTACCAATTCTGGTGTTACTGGGGGTGCAGTTGTAAATGTTTATATTACCAACGGCGGTTCTGGTTACATAAGTGCACCAACGGTATCTTTCTCCGGGTCTGGAACTGGTGCTGCTGCCACTGCGGTCTTAACCTCGGGTGCTGTATCTAGCATTGTTTTAATAGATGGTGGATCTGGATATACGTCCAACCCATCAGTATCCATCTCGGGGGGTGGAGGTGGTACGGGAGCAGCGGCTTCTGCAGATATCTTAACTGAACCTTCTCTTACCTCTGCAGAAAAATTGAGGCTGAAGGATTTTGTTACCCCCACTTCTTCATACAGCCCATTCATTGTTGGAACAGTTAAAATTCCAGCGGGAGC